AAATCTTACAGGAATTTCATTAACATCATCTATTGGTTCTACTTCGATTGATATTGGAGTTACTTTTGAAGTAACAGGAATTTCATTAACATCCTCTGTTGGTTCTACTTCGATTGCTCTAGGTAGAATAGAACAAGTTACAGGTATTTCATTATCTTCTAATATAGGCACAGCTACTGTTGATGAAACAATATTAACAGGAGAAGGTTGGGGCCGTGGTGAGTGGGGTGAATTCGCTTGGGGCGATAATTATTCAACTCAAGTTACAGGGCAATCTTTATCTACAGGCATAGGTGCAGTATCAATTGTTACTGATGTTGCTTTAACAGCTGCAAGTCAACAACTTTTAAGTATTACACAGGGTTTAGAATCAATACAAATTGATGCAGATATATTTGTATTTGTAGGTGAACCTGGATTATCTTCTACTCAAGGAACTACAACTGAAACAGGAACAGCTAGTGTATCTGTAACAGGACAGTCTTTAACGACAGGTGTAGGACAAGCAGTTGGTGGCACAATTCAAGAAGTACCTGTAACAGGCATATCAGCTTCATTAACTTTAGGCACTATAACATTAGTACAATCTACTAATGAACCTGTAACAGGTCAGGCTATGACTTTAAGCCTAGGTACACCTGCAGAAATACCACAACAAATAGTAGGGGTTACAGGACAACAATTAACAAGCGGAATTGGCTCTGTTACAGTTACAGGAACAAGTATAGTACCTTTAACAGGCATTGCCTTGACATCAAGTATTGGTACAATTAATATAACTGCATGGGCAGAGATTGATTTAGGTGTAAACAATGTTTGGACCGAGGTTGATCTAGCCGCATAACAATGGTAAAATAAAACATATGGCATCATCATACTCTACAGATCTAAAACTAGAACTTATGGTTACTGGCGAAAACGCTGGTACATGGGGAGATAAAACAAATACAAATTTAAATTTAATTCAACAAGCTATTGCAGGTTATGAAGCTGTAACTATTACAGACTCAGCTACAACTGCTTTAGTAATGTCTCAAGCTGCATTATCTAATGCAAGAAACATGGTAATTAAAATTGCATCAATTACTTTAACAGGTGCAACAACAGTAACCATTCCAAATGGAATAGAAAAATTTTATATTTTTGATTTAACTGCAGTTACAGGTGTAACAAATTTAACAATTAAAACTGTAAGTGGTACAGGATTCACAGCAGGTGAAGCTAAAATTGTAGCCGCTTATTCTGATGGAACAGATTTAAAAGAAATCGCATTAGATACTTTAGGTGGAACAATTGGTTCTGCTCAAATTGCTGATGACGCAATTATATCAGCTAAAATTTCTGCTAACCAAGTTACTACTGCTAAGATTTCAGACAATGCAATCACAACTGCAAAAATTTCTGCATTACAAGTTACTGCAGATAAAATTGCAAACTCAACAATCACTGCTGCTAAATTAGCAACAGACTCTGTTGGCCCTGATCAATTAATTTCAACAGGTGTTACAGCAGGTTCATACACAGTAGCATCTATTACAGTAGATGCTGATGGAAGAGTTACAGCCGCTTCATCAGGTAGTGCTGGAGCACCATCTTTTAAAGTAGCTTTATCTGCAGGGAGTGGAGATACAGGAACATATACAGCTAATCCAGCAGCTAATGTAATTAAAGTTTACTACGTTGCAGGTTCTGGAGGGGTAAGCCAATCTACTCCACCCAGCCCAAATAACCAAGCCGTTGGTCATGCTGGTTACGGATTTTTTACAACAACTATAACTCATCCATATTCAGTTCCATATAGTGTAGGCACCAAGGGAAGTCCAAATCAATACCCTGGAAACCCAACAACATTTTCAAATCTTACAGCAAATGCTGGGTTAGGAATATATGTTGGTCCAAATTCTATTAATCCAGGTAATGCTCCAGGTTCAACAGTTGATCTTAGTCCAACAGGTGCTCCTACGGGTGACGCTATAGCTTATGTTTTTCCTCCTGGTATGGAGAATGCACGTGCTGGAACTGGTGGTTCAACTGGAAATTCCGTTAGGGAACCCTACAAAAGAAATCCAACTGCAGCTTCATTTATTGACGCTTCAGGTGGTGCTCTTTTGGTTGAAGAAAATACAGGTCCATAAAAATGACAAAAGCATTATTTTTTCCAGATCGTGGTAGACCTTTTTATAGGATATATCCTAATGATGAAACTTTAAATTATTGGGTTTTTAATAGTTTTAATTTTATTAGCAAAGACCTTACTCAAGAAGAGTACGATAAAGTTAGATTTGGAGAAATTACTATTTCTATAGATGCTCAAAATAATTTAATTAAAACTGATGTAAATAATGATTATTCTAATCAACAAGATTATGAAAATTTTTTAAATAAATTAATAGCAGACTATGACAATTATGTAGAACAATTTAGCCAAATTAATCCAAATCGTTATGCTGCATTAGTAACAAAAGTTAAAGAAAGTAAAACAATTGTTAATAATTTAGATAGAACAAACACACCTTCAGCTGGTGTTTCTCCCCATAGACACATTGCTAATTTAGGGCATTCAATCCTTACTCAATCTGAATTATATTAGTTGCACAATATAACGTATGGTGTTATATAGTTTTAATGGAAATTAAAGAACTAATTAAAACATACGATCAAGCTTTAGATTTTATATCAGTTTCAAAACTAATAAAATTTACTCAAAGAATGAATTTTATACATGCCCGAATTGGTGAGGGAGAAGGTTTGGTAGATAAAAAAATTAGAAATGTAGAACACTATATATTAAAAAATACACATAAAAGTATGACAGAAACTTTTTGGTATAATTTTTTAACTAATTTATTTCAAAACTTTTTTTTAATATATAAAAATGAATTCAAACTAGACCCTCATTTTAATTTACTAAATGGAGTTGAAACTCTATCTATATTAAAATATACTGAAGGTAATTTTTACACTACTCACGTAGATCAAGTGTACAAACATGAAATTGATAAAAAAACAAGATTTATAAGTTTTATACTATTACTAAATAATGATTATGAAGGAGGTGAAATTTGCTTTACTGATCCTGATCATAAATCCAACGAAAAAGAAATAAAAGTTCAACCTGGTAGGCTTATAATGTGGCCAAGTAATTTTTTATACCCTCATAAAGTAAAACCAGTTACAAAAGGCACTAGATATTCAGTGGTAGGTTGGGGTGTTGCATGATAAATAAATTTTTAAAAGTTGAAAATTTTTTAACTAAGGATGAATTAACTTTATTAAAAGAATATACTTTTATTGCACACAGAAGTAATTTTAATAGATTTGATTTTCAAAATGGTGCGGATTCTGGTTTTTATGGTGATGGAATTATGGAATCTTTAATGACCATAAAAAAAGATAAAATAAATGAATTAACTTCAAAAAAATTATCACCGACTTATAGTTTTTGGAGAATGTATACTGCTTTTTCAATATTAGACAGACATAAAGATAGACCCTCTTGTGAATATAGTTGTACAATACAAATTAGTTCCGATGGTACAGAATGGCCAATATACATGGATGGTCAAGAACTAACTTTACGTGATGGTGATGCTGTTATTTATAAAGGATGTGAGGTAGAGCATTGGAGAAATGAATTTAAAGGAGATTATCAGGCCCAATGTTTTTTACATTATGTAGATTCTGAAGGCCCTTTTAAAGAACATATTTTTGATAATAGGCAGCTATTAGGTTTAGCAAAAAAGTGAAAAATTTTTATTTTTTTTGTACTCTTCCTAGATCTGGATCTACTCTTTTAAGTTCTATTATTAATCAAAGTAATCAAATAAAAGTATCACCAAATAGTGTGACTATAGATATATTAAATTTTTCAATCTTGCTTAAAACTAAAGAAAAATTTTTAAATTTTCCATACCATAAAGGCATTGATTTAATAATTTCAAATATTTTTAATTTATATTATTTTAATCTTAAAGTAGATAATATATTGGATAAAGCTGCTTGGGGTTTTCCAGATACTCTTGAGTTGTTAAAACAAATATTTAAAAAAAGAAAATTTATTATTTTAACACGACCTATTTTAGAATGTTTAGCTTCTTTTATACGTGCTGAAAAACCTAAAGACGTAGAAAAAAGATGTGATAATTTAATGGCATCTGATGGTATGTTAGGAATTAATTTATTATCAATTCAAAATTTAATTAAAGAAAAAGAAGATTATTTAATAATTACATATAATGATTTAATAAATGATATACAGAAAGAAATAAATAAAATATTTAATTTTTTAAATTTAAAAGAAGAAAAGTTTAATTTAAAAAATTTTAATCAATATTCTATGGATAATATGTACTATAACGATAATGCTTTAAGAAACAAAGGTTCTTTACATAAACTTAAAACTAATTTAATAGAAAGAAATAATTACTTTGTTGAAGATTACTTACCAAAAAGTGTCATCGATAAGTACGGGCATATAACAATATGAACATATTAATATTTGGATTACCTGGATCAGGAAAAAGTACCTTTGCAAGGAAGTTAATAGCAGAGAAAAAAATTGCTTACTTTAATGCAGATGAAGTTAGAAAGATGTTTAATGATTGGGACTTTACTGAAACAGGTAGAATCCGACAAGCTCAACGTATGATTGGCCTTACTGCTTATGCACAAGGTCATTGTGTTGTTGATTTTATTTGTCCTTATGATGCTTGGCGAGATGACTATGACATTAAAATTTGGATGAATACAATTAAAGAAGGAAGATTTGAAAATACCAACAAAATTTTTGAAAAGCCAACTAAAGTTGATTATGAAATAACAAATTTTGATTATGACCATATTATCACAGATATTAAACAAAAAGCTAAAAATTTTTTCTAATTTTATAAATGACCAAGAGTGTGAAGAATTAAATACTTGGATTTTAGAAAACAAAGATAAATCTTTTTTTAAAAATGCAAATATGGGTGGTAATAGAATAACAACACGTTATTCTAATGAAGATCAAATTATTTATCCTCAAACAGCTTTTGAAATAAAAAATAAAATTATTTGTAAATTAAATTTACAAAATTATAAAAAACCACCATTCCCATATGGAATGGTTGCTAGTTGTGCTTTTGCTGGAGATACTTGTTATGAACACAAAGACCCCATATGGCACAAAGGCTGCACTACTTTACATTGTAATATTAAATTAAGTGATTCAATTGGAGGAGATGTAACTATAGAAAATAAAATAATTAAAATAAAAAAGAAAGATTTATGGGTTTACGAAGTATCTAAGATAAATCATGGCAGTAATAAAGTTGAAGAAGGAATACCAAGAACTATGTGGGTTTTTGGTTTTTGTATAAATGAAATTAAATGAATCTATAAATACAGATGAGGTTGCTAAATTAGTAAACAATAATAATATTATTGGTATATTTCAAGGTAGGTCTGAGGCAGGACCGCGAGCTTTAGGTAACAGATCCTTTATCTTAAATCCTTGTATAGAATCTAATAAAGATAAAATGAATTTATTTAAAGGCAGAGAACTTTTTAGACCTTTGGCTGCCTCTGTTTTAGAACAGCACGCAGAAGAATGGTTTCATATGTTAAATATAAAAAAATCACCTTATATGACTTTTTCATTTAAAGTGAGAGAAAATAAAAAAAATTTAATACCAGCAGTAGTTCATTGTGATAATAGTTGTAGAATTCAAACAGTAAATAAAGAAGAAAATTTATATTTTTATGAATTAATAAATCATTTTTATAAACTTACTTCTATCCCAATGGTTTTAAATACTTCTTTCAATTTAGCAGGCGATCCACTAGTAGAAACAGTTGAAGATGCATTAAATACTTTTGATAAAAGTAATTTAAATTATTTGTATTTTCCAGAACTTAAAATTTTATTGTCTAAATGATAACCGTAGGTATTAGTAAAGCTCAACACGATGCTTCTTTGTGTATATTAGAAAATGAAACAATAAAACTATTTACTCAAGTAGAAAGATTAAATAGAGAAAAACATTCTTCTAAATTAGATAAAGAATTAATTTTATGTTTAAAAAATAATGTTAAAAAAATAGATCATCTAATTTTATGCAATATTATAAATGAAAAACATTTCATAGAAGAATTAATAAAAAATAAAATAACTATAGACAAAATTTACATTGATAACATAAACCATCATTTGTTTCACGCTGCATCTGCTTTTTACACTTCTGGATTTGAAGAAGCTATTTGTTTAGTAATTGATGGTTGGGGTTCAAATTTTCAGATAGAGGACACATTACTATATGAAACGACTTCTATATTTAAAGCATCTTATCCAAATAACTTTGTACCTATATATAAAAATTTAAATTATGACCCTGATAGATTTAAAAAAATAAATAAAACTAAATTAAAAAATGAAAATAAATTTCATTTAAATATTTCACATAGAATAGATATAGGAGTTATGTACGGAACAATATCTAGATTTTTAAATTTTTCTTACTTAGATGCAGGTAAAACTATGGGTTTATGTTCTTATGGAAAAACAGATGAAACATTACCAAATATTTTATTAGAAAACAATTTAACAAATATGAATTTATTTAAAAATGATAGATCGCTTGATACAGAGTGCTACCCTCAATTAAAAAATTTAAATTTTAAACAAAAAGCTAATTTAGCTTTTGCTGTACAAAAAGCTTTAGAAAAAATATTTTTAAATTTAATAAAATATATATACAATATATACGGTAATACAAACGTTGTTATTTCTGGAGGTTGTGCTCTTAATATACTTGGTAATAGTGTAATAAAAGAAAAATACCCTAATTTAAATTTATTTGTAGACCCTATTGCTTCAGATGCCTGTCAATCTTTGGGTGCAGCTTTAAATCTTTATTATGGTTTAACAAAAAATAAAAAACCTTTTAAAATAAATACTATGTTTTTAGGACCAAGTTATGATATAAAAGACATTACTAAAACTATAAAAAAATATATTAATGATAGATTATAATAAACCAACAGCGATGATGTTAGGAAGATGGCAACCTTGGCACAAAGGTCATCAAGAGTTATTTAAGAAGGCATTAGAGCGAACAGGTCAAGTTATTATTATGATTAGGGATATGCCTACTTCTAAAGACAATCCATTTGATGTAGAACAAGTTAAAAAAAATATTAATAAAGCTTTAGTAGAATATCAAGATCAATATGAAATCATAGTTGTACCTAACATTACTAACATTTGCTATGGTAGAGGTGTTGGTTATAAAATAGAAGAGATAGAACTTCCAAAAGAAATACAGGAAATATCTGCAACTAAAATAAGAGCTAAATTACTAAATAAGTAATCTATATTTAATAAGTCTATAATGGTATAATACCAGTATGCCATTAACAAAATACAGAATAAAGCCAGGTTTTAATAAACAAGCCACAGAATCAGAGGCTATGGGTCAATGGACCGATGGCGACTTTGTTAGATTTAGATATGGACAACCCGAAAAGATAGGTGGTTGGGCGTCTTTAGTTACAGGTAACAATGCGTCTATTATTGGTGCAGCTAGAGATCAGCACGTATGGTCAGATTTAGATGGCCGTAAATATTCAGCTATTGGAACAGATAAATTACTAATTATTTATTATGAAGGCGCCTTTTATGATATTACACCCTTACAGACAGATAATTATTCGACAGGTGCTAACATAACCACGACTAACGGATCAACAACTGTAACTATTACAACATCGGCAGGACATAATTTATTAGCAGGAGATATCATAACTTTTGCAAACGCAGGTTCTTTTACTTCACCTGATACAGATTACACAGCTACAGATTTTGATGATGTATTGTTTGAAGTTAAGACGGTTCCATCAGCTACAACTTTTACAATACAAATGCCAACAGCGGAGACAGGAACAGGGGCCACGGCTGACGGAACTTTAGATGTGCATCCTTATGAACCTGTAGGACCTTTAAATCAAACTTATGGATATGGGTGGGGTACAAGCACTTGGTCAAGATTAACTTGGGGTTCAGCTTCTACTTCTTCTACTGTTATATTAGATCCTGCGAGTTGGTCATTAGATAATTGGGGACAAGTTTTAATTGCAACTATTCATAATGGAAGATCATTTACTTGGGATCCATCTGCATCAAACGCATTAACCACAAGAGCAGTTAGAAATAACAATATGCCAAGCAGATCAGTGATGTCTATTGTATCTGATAGAGATAGACATTTAATTCACTTAGGCACAGAAACAACTATTGGTTCACCATCTACACAAGATAAAATGTTTATTAGATTTTCTGATCAAGAAAACTATGATGTTTACGCACCGACTTCAGTGAATACTGCAGGAACATTTCAATTAGATGACGGCACACAAATTATAGGAGCTTGTAAAGGTAAAGATTATATTATGGTATTTACAGATACTGCAACTTATAGAATGGACTTTGTTGGCCCACCTTTTACATTCAGTATTCGTAAAGTTGCCTCTAACGCTGGACTCATTGGTCAGCACGCTGCTGTTTATGCAAATGGTGCTATGTGGTGGATGGGTGCAACAGGAGGATTCTATGTTTATGATGGAACTGTAAAAGCTGTTCCTTG